TCGGTTGGATTGAGTAGGTACACTGCCTCCTCAAGTGCTTCTACCATAAAAGAAACATCCTCCGGTGTTAGCGTACCACCGTGATACACATGATGATACAAGCGTCTTGCTTCTGCCAGTTTACGTTGGTTCACTTATCATCTCCTTAAATAGAGCTAATCGCTATACAGATAAACAGCGTTCCCGCTATCAACGATGTAGCTAATATGGCGGCGATTACACCTTCTTCATTCATGTATCATCCTTTGCATAGGAATACTATGCATTTTTATGCGCTGATAAACGCAAGTTATAACTTTTTTATGCGCTTATAAGTGTACACGAATGCACTATAAAAGCAACATATGTGTAACATTGTAGCTTATAAGCTACATATAAAGGCTCATATGTTATCTATTTGGCGTTTTATGAACACGTTATAGATAATATACTATCCCTGACAACTCACACAGACCTCATCGTCTTCAAAGTCCTTTAGCGCATTACGGTCTACCTTAGTACCGACCTTCTCAGCCGTAACTCCCGCAGTCGTGCGGAGGTAGTATAGGCCTTTAAGCCCTTCCTTCCATGCTTTAAGGTGGACTTGGTTAACGATAGCCTTGTCTGTCCCTGACGGGAAAAAAACATTAACGCTTTGTCCCTGACATATGAACTCTTGCCTTTTGGCGGCATGCTCGACAACCCATGTTTGATCCAACTCAAACGCAGTTTTAAACGTGTCTTTCTCACTTTGGGATAAACACTCCAAGTGCTGTACAGAGCCTTCATTCTCAAGAATGCTTTGCCATACCTTCTTCGTATTTTGACCATGTGATTCTAAGACCTCCTCCAAGTACGGATTGCGGTGTGTGTGACTACCAGCCCTAGTACGATGTACATAGCAATTGCTGATGCGTGGTTCAATAGAAGCGCTACAACCGCATAGAATGGAGCTGTTAGCATTAGGAGCAATAGCGAGCAAATGCATATTTCTAATACCAGTACCCCTTCCATCAGGGCATTCACCACGTTCCACAGCGAGTTGATAGGTGGAATACTGAGCCTGTTGTTTGATGTCTTGGAACATTTTGTAGTTTTCACTAGCGGCCTGCCACGATTCCCATGCTATGCCTTTGGACTGGAGATACCCGTGGAAGCCCATTGCTCCAACACCGATGCTACGTTCTCTGTATGCTGAGTATACAGCTTTTCCCAGTTCTTCTGGTGCGTTGTCAATAAAGAATTGAAGCACGTTGTCCAAGAATCTGACCAGATCTCCAACCATTCCGCTTGTTTTCCATTCGTCGTACTTTTCGAGGTTGACGCTGGAGAGGCAACAGACTGCTGTGCGCTCTTCACTTGTTGCGAGATGGATTTCGTTGCAGAGGTTAGAGCCATTAATTGACAATCCAAGTTTTCTTTGAGCTTCCGGTAGGCTTCGTCGGGCTGTGTCGATAAAGTTAAGGTAAGGACTGCCAGTTCTGAAGCGAGCTTCAAGGATTCGTTGCCATAATTTGCGAGCTTTGATTGTATCTCGAACAATTCCTGTGTGCGGGTCTGTAAGATTGAAGTCGGTATCATTGATTACACTCTCCATAAAGTCGTCTGTGATGTTCACAGCGTTGAATAAATTTAAGCATTTGCGGTTGATGTCACCGCCTGTTGCCACTTTGATGTTAACAAACTCTTCGATGTCTGGGTGACTAACGTCCAAGTATGCGGCATAGCTACCTTTCCTTGTCTTGCCCTGTTTGTACGCTGTCATCTGGCTGTCCACCACCTTCATGAACGGCACTGGTCCGGGTGCTTTGTCGCTGATACCACGTACGTCGCCCCAATGCCCTCCTACGCCGCCTCCTTTGACGCTGAGCCATGCTACTTCAGCATTATGCTCAATAAGGCTATCAAGATTGTCCCCCACGTAAGTAAGGAAACAACTAATAGGCAAACCAGAAGCCTTTCCGTTGGGTTCCGGGGCATTGGATAGAACGGGGCTAGCGAACATGAACCAGCCTTTCGACGCATAGTCGTAGATACGCTGTGCCAGATCGAGATCACCGCCACAGTAGGCCACACTAGCACGAGCAAAAGCTTCTTGAGGGGAGTTTTCATGCTCGAGCATATAGTAGTCTTGCATGAGCTTAGTAGCGTGATCACTGAGGCGAAGGTCCCTTTCAACATTAATCGTTATCCCAAGATGTGTCGTCATCGAATTGTCTCTCCAGAGTTTCATATTGTTCTTCAATTAAGTCACCGCACCGGTTGACAATATCTTCAGAGGTGAGCTGTAGGAGTTCTAGCAACGTCACCTCTTCCACTTGTATCAGTTTTTCTTTGAGTTCTTCAATCGTCAGCATATTGCGGAACCGTCCATTTTACAGCAACTCAAGGAGTTTGTCAATATAATGTCGAGCTTTTTCTACATCGACCTTACCGCCTTTCTCAGGATATCGTGCTATGTACTTGATAATATTACCACGAATGTATCCTTCAAACTGTTCTTCGGACATCACAGCCTGCATAAAGTCCCAAGGTTGTATTGACTTCGATGTGTAATGCGCTCCTGCAACTTGGTGATTACGGGCGAAGTCACAATCAAAGTCTTTAGCCATCTGATTTAAATCAATCACTTCTTTCTCTCCTCTTTAGTTTTCTTGTCATGGCACGTCTTACACAGCACTTGTAAGTTGTCAGCTTCACAGAATAGATTTTGTACAAACTTAGGTAGGTCTGAATACTTTGTTAGAGTGCCTGCAGGTGTGATGTGATCAACATTCACTTCAGTGGATTTAAAATCCTTTTGACACTCTGCGCACTTGTACACCCATTTCGTACGCTTGTCTGTGCCTTTGTATGCGCTCTTTGCCGCATCCATCACCTGATAACGGACAGGGTATTTAGTCCATGCCCTACGTAGTGCAGAGCGAATGAAGCTAAAATACCTTGCCGTTGTCCAAGTGTTGCCAGCTTTGTTTTTGACACCTCTGGTCATGCTGGCTCAGCCACGGGAGGCGTGAATGTGTCATCGTAATGTCGCAACATGTACAGTAGATGTCCGTTCTCAATAGCCCGGTCCATCCCTAACAGCTCAACACAGATGTCCCACATCTCCGTCTCTGTTTTGTCCTTCAGCAATTTCTCAGCTTTAACGTCACCAATGCCTCTAACACCCTTGATGTTATCAACACGATCCCCTGTGAGCATCTGCTTATAGAACAGGAACAATCCTGTCTGTTCGTCAATCTGATAGAGATTTTTCTTAGCGAAGTTGTAGTGCCAACCGGGGACTTGATCGAGGTCCTTATCTAAGGATACGATCACGCTAGAGTCTCCTAGCTCAGTCGCCCGGATAGCCAGTACATCATCCGCCTCGATACCTTCGGAGACAGAAGCACCCCAAGATGCCTCTAGGTATTCCCGTAGCAGATTGTAGTGGACAGGTTTCTCTGATTTGCGGTTGCCCTTATATGGTGCAGTGGTGGCTACGTCAATCCGGAAGTTGGTTTTACCAGTTAGGTGCAACTCCCATGTAGACACGTGTGGCATCTCTAACAGCAACAAATCCTCTAGGAAGTGCGCCATCGTTCTGATGGCTACACTCTCTGATTCATCGTTGGTTGCAAAGCCGATGCGATAGTTTAGGATATCTGCATCAATAAGAGCATGTTGCATTATAAGATCTCTTCGTCGTCAACAGCGACAGCAACGTCGCCTTCGTCACCTTCGTACGACACAAGCTCAGAAATCACTAGCTTCTTCAATGAAGGGCTACGTCCTGCTTTGCTCTTATAGTTCCAATCATAGAAACCTACCAATGCGACAGCTTGAGAACCATTGCCGATCCCTACGCCATCCAACTCCTCACCTGAGCTATCGTAAGCACGGATTGGGTTGTTGGACTTACAGGTTACAAAGTAACCCTTGCCCTCTTTTTGACTCACTGTCAGCCCCATTGACTCTAGGGCAGAAACAGCACCGTCGGAAAGATTACACAGATCAATCTGATACTTGTTCGACATGTCGTTGCGACGGTCCAAGTATGCCCACATGACGTCGGCCTTGATCTTTACACGTTGTGTGTCAGTCATAGTCATTCTCCTTGTTGGTGACTAAGTATATATTATACCATACTCTTAATGAGTTTCAAACCAATTTTTACCAATTTTTGCTTCGGCATCTACAGNACACCGAAACCCCAATATACTGCCTGCTTTAGCGGCAGACTCTACCATGATTGATGCAACAGCCTCTGCATATTCTGTCTGTGCTTCAACTTGGATTTCATCATGCACGAATGCAACCTGTTGTACAGGTAGTCTTTGTCTTTTGAACTCTTTATGGGCCTCAATGCACCACTGTTTCGCAATAATAGCCCCACATCCTTGGAGTAGTGAGTTAAGTGCGGCATGTTCTGAACGCACCAGTATTCTTCGACCATCCAAGCCGGGTACATACCCTTTTGCCGCCACCTTCTTAACTTTCTCCATGAGTCTTGATAGCGCAGGGGTGTTGCGATAAAAGTTCTGCAATACTTTACTCCCTTCACTCGCACCGCCGCCGACAATACTGCCAATCTTGGCTGGCCCTGCACCATACAATGTTGCGTAGATAAGAGTCTTAGCCTGCGGTCTTGTAATGCCTGCGGCGTCAGCGTTCTTCTGATGGATGTCGCCATTCAATAGTTCCTCTTGCCATTCAGCGTCCTGCATGTAATGAGCAAGACATCTCAACTCGATCCCTGCAAGGTCTGTCCCAATCAGAGAATTTCCTTCATCAACCGTCCATAAGCTTCTGATTTCCTTACCAAATGGTTTGGTCACAGAAGGCACTTGTCCCAAATTGGGATTACGGTGTGTCATACGCCCGGTAATCGTTCCGTTAGTTATGATACCTCCATGTACACGATGTGTGGTTTCATCGACATGTTTCAGCCATGAATCAATCATACCGACACGTTTCTGTAGCATCAAGTATTCTGCTATCAGTTGAGCCTCCGGGATGTTGATGCCTTCAAGCGTCCCTTCGTCTACAATAGGTTGACCCTTTTCGGTGTGTTTTGTTGGATTCCAGCCTTTCGCCATGAGACGCTCAGCGATTTGCTTACGGGATGCAAGGTTGAAAACTGTTACCCGGTCT